CTCGGGAAGTTAGGTTACAAGGGAATCAAGAAGAACGGGTACTTCTCGAAGATATACCCGTACGGAGTCGTGGGTCATTGCTGCATATTCGTGCAGTACTGGCTCATACGGAGCGGATACAGGGCGCTTGTACCTATAGGTAAGGGATTTATATGGAATACAAATAAATACGCCTCATGGCTTAAATCTGAGCCTCAGATAAAGGGTCTCGGACGTGTGGACTGGACGACAGACCCAGCGAAGGCAAGCAAGGCGGCGAACGCTGGGAAGATGGTCGTCGTCTTCAAGGGCAAGCGGGGGCACGATTCTTATACACACACCTGCATCCTGCTAAAGGTCAGAGGCAACTACATCTACACAGTCGACGGCAATGTGAACGGCAGATACAAGGGCAAGCGCATCAATAACGGCGTCGTTAAGAAACGTCGTTATAAGAGCTACAGATGGGGCTTTGCGATCCTGCCGATACCGACGACAAAGCCGGCAACATATAAAAAAGGCAAGACCTACACTCTGCAGAACACCATGAACGTGCGAACAACTCCGTCCGTAACGAAGGGCAGGGTGAAGGCAACGATCAAACGAGGCTCGAAAGTGAAAGCGCTCGCAGTCGTACAGGTCGGCAGAGCCTACTGGGTAAAGACCGTGCACGGATGGATCTGCGCAAAGACACCGACTAAGACGTACTTGATATAGGAGGAAGAAATGACTAAATACGAAGTAAAATGCGCTCTAAAAAGGGCGATAAGAACTATTGCACAGACGGCGGCCGCTATGATCGGGACGGCCGTCACGTTATCAGAAGTCGATTGGAAGGTTGTGGTCTCCGCCTCAGTCCTTGCTGGTATCCTGTCGATCTTAACGAGTATCGTCACAGGGCTCCCTGAGGCTGAACTGGGCGAGGAAGAGACCGAATACGAAGACTTCAACGAGGAAGAACTTGAAGACGAAGACGATGGCGTCGAATATGAAGACCCAGCGGACGACGAAGTGTTGCCACAGTAGGAGGTGAGCGCATGGCTAAAAAAAAGAAAAAAGCGAAACTGCAGCGGGCCCTGTTCCCAATGAAGAACCACCGCGTGACCTGTGCGTCATACGAAGGCATCCACAGGAACCACTCTAGAGGCGTCCCTCATGACTATCCTGCAGACCTTGCTGGAGAGGATTCGGGCCGAGACTGGTTCCGTGCTCCGTGCGACTTGATCGTGCTCCGCCGTTACACGAAGGCAAGCCACGCGATATGGCTCCGATCGAAAAAGAAGGTCGATATGCCATACGGTGTGGGCTACCTCTACATCATGAGCGAGCATCAGGATAATAACGAAATGAAGGCGGTCGGGGAGACTTATAAACAGGGCGAGGAGTGTTTCAGAGAGGGCAAGAACGGAAACGCGTCCGGAAACCACTTGCACGTCTCCTGCGGGTTCTCGAAGAAAAAGAGACCGCTTAACGGCAGCGGTTGGATGCGCAACTCGAGAGGCGCGTGGGTGCTCTGCATCAAGGGCGTAACGCCGATCAAACTGTTCCAGGCTTTTTATAAGGAGAACGCGTAAGATGGGCACACTTTGGACGATAATCGCAGCGATATTTGCATCATCAGGAGTTTGGACTGTGGTTCTATATCTGATCCAGCGCCATGACAAGAAGAAGGACAAGGAAGACGCAGAACTGCAGAATCAGTCACAGATGCTTCTGGGACTTGGCCATGACAGGATCATCTATCTGGGGACGAAGTACATCGAATCAGGAGTCATCTCTGAAGCCGAGTATGAGAATCTGAACACGTATCTTTATGATCCGTATAAGAAGCTGGGTGGCAATGGTACGGTCACGAAGATTATGGAGGACGTGAAACGGCTCCCGGTGAGGAAAGAAAATCATTGAAAAAGACCCGATCAGAGATAGAGGATCTCTTGGCGGGCATCAAAGATTAGCGGGGCACGTCCCCGCTCTTTTTATTTGACCCCCGGACCGCGTCCAAAGGGTCAAAAAAAGGGCAAAAATTAACGACTTTTTAACGACTCTTGCCGAGAATAAAGGGGAATTTTAGAGAAACATGGAGAACTGTGTGGAACTTTCGAGACAAACGAAAACCGTTGGAATTTCAACGTTCCAACGGCTCGAAATTGTTGTATTTGGCACGCCATGGGGGACTCGAACCCTCAACCTTCTGATTCGTACAGAATGGCTTGATTTCAACGTTTAGCGAATCTTTAGGTTGATTTTAACGACTTTTTAACGACTCAGAAATTGGATGGCAGCCTCTTTTTCTGCTCTGGATACGAAGGTGTAGTACCTTGCTGTCACGCTCACAGACCGGTGTCCCATAAGAGAAGACGCTGTCTGAAGCGGGACTCCTGCCTTGCATAAGTTCGTGCAGAACGTCGCTCTGTATGCGTGAGGCGACTTCCTCGGGATGCCGTTCTGATCGTAGAAGCGGTTAAGGCTCCGGAGCACGTTCCTGTAGTCGAGCAGGGTGCCCGTCGTGCTGGTGAACACATAGTCGCTCTTGTAGTGCTTCCGCTTCATTTCCGCTTCATGCCATTCCTTGTGTCTGGCGATCTCCTCTATCAGATCCGGGTGCATCGGGATCTCCCGCTTGCTTCCGTACTTTGGTTCGCTGACGGTTCCATGATAGTTCTGCCTCCTAACGCGGATGGCACCGTCAAGATCCTCATATCTGAGCCCCAGTATCTCGGAGATCCTCATGCCGGTGTAGTAGGCGATGAATACCAGGAGCCGAAGACGGTGGTCTCCGATCGAGTCGAATATCTGCCGGATTTCTTCGTCTGTCCAGATGACGATTTCTTCTTTCAGCTTCGTTAGTTTCTTTTTAGGCAGGGTAACTGCATCTAATACGTTGATGTCTGCGTAGCCATTAACGAGGGCCCACTTCCAGAAGCCCCGCAGATATTTGTGAGTCGCCTTCAGGGTGCTCTGCGCTACGTCGTATCTGTTATAGGCCTCCTGTATGCTGGCAGACGATACCGTGCGGATCGGCTTGGAGAACAATGCCGGCTGGCTTCTTATAAACGAGTCGATGCTCCTCGCATATAACTCTTTGGTGCTCTCTGCGTACTTCTCAGACGGGATAAAGACATTCTGATGATAGTAATCGATCAGGTCGCCTAATGTCCTCACAGAGTCGATTTGGTCACTCCTGAGAGATTCCTGCTCTTCCTTCCACTCCTCATATTTCTTATTCGCCGCAGTCTTAGAAGGACCATAGAACTGCTTCTTGACTGGCACCTTCTTGCCGTCAATGATCTCGTGTCCGATGGTCCTCGTGATTCGGTAGTATTTAGATCCGTTGATGTCAGTGTTGGTCTTCGTAGCCATATCATCCCACCATATGTCTTATCGTCTCAAGGTAATTCACATCATAGATGTGGTCATAATCTCTATTATCAATGTGTTCCCGCTCGTGCATGTAGGCTGCTCTCTGCGCTATATCAGATAATCCTATATTCAGGAACACTGTGAAACTTCCGTCATCGTTCTTGACTGTGAACCCGGGGACAGCGGCCGGCAGCATCAAAAATTGTACCCCTATGTAATCCATTCTTCATACCCCCTTTTTCTGAATGATACTCTATTCTTAGACCAATTATTTCCCCTCTTTGGCCTTTAATGCCTTAACGATATTAAGAACTGCCTCGAGATCCTCCATAGACAGATCTCTTTTAGCATCCAGCAGAATCCTCGTTTCAGGGTCCTCGTAGATCTCCTGAGCTTTTTCGGCAACTTCGGGATCGAGATACCAGCCTTGATCCTGTGTAGGTGATTCATGTGTGGAGGAGGTGGATGTCATAGGCACATCAAATCCCATGAGCCATAACGGGTCGACATCTAATACGGCGGCCATTTTGCCAGCGCTTACGTTAGATGGTTTATGTGTCCCATTGATATACTGGCTTATGGATGCTTTTGCGACGCCCGATCTATCAGATAATTCTTGCGCCCTCATGTTAAGTCTATCTAATGCAGTTTTTAATCGATACGCAGTCTCCTGATGTTTCATTGCTACTCCCCTCCTTGTAACCAACATTATAATATAGGGACGTTAAACAAGTAAACAAAAAGTTTAACAAAATTAAATAAAAAGTATTGACACTAAAGTTTAACGATGCTAAACTCAAAGAGGATCAAGACTGATGAAAGGAGAAACCGAATGTACAAGTACGATAAACTCAGAGGACGCATCGTAGAAAAATTTGGGTCGCAGAATAATTTTGCCAATGCACTTGAAACGACTACAGTCACTGTATCAAAGAAGATGACCGGGAAAACTGGCTTTTCTCAGGAGGACATCGAACAGTGGTCTGAATTGCTCGATATAGAGCAGTCGGAGTATGGTGCATATTTTTTTACCTAAAAAGTTTAGCGATGCTTAACAGAAGGAGGCAGACATGAACGCATTAGTCGTATCTGCAGCCGAAGCTGCCACAATGCTGAAACTCAGTAAGAGCCAGGTACTCGCCGAACTGGAGGCAGGAAGCATAGAGGCCTACAGAGACGGGCGGAACTGGAAGATCCCAATCGTGAAACTGGAGCAGTATGTGGTACGCAGAGCGGAAGAGGAAGCGAGAGAAAGGAGACAGTTATGACAAGGAAGTATCGGATCAGAGAGGGAAGCATAGCACATTACGCAATCGGGTTCGCGCCATTCGTGACGCTGATCCTGATCGGAAGCCTGTGCCATCTGTTAACGGGGACATTTTAGAAGATGGAGGGAGTTATGGCAAATTTCATCAAGACTATCGTGGTAGAGCCGGGCAAGGAACCGTACTACCAGCTAATGGAGAACACGCTGGAGCGCTTCCAGAGGGCGGTCGACGGGTACATCGAGACGGTCACATTCGCAGAGAATTGCTGCGTGATCTGTGACGAAGAGGGCAAGATCAAGGGCAAGCCGGACAACTTCGGCTTCTTAGGACAGAAGTTCGTCGGGACGTGTGTGTTCGTCGGTGTTAAGGGTGACGAGTTCGCAGACGTGCCGTTGCGGATAGAACAGATGGAAGGATTGATAAGGAGGTAAGTATGACACTTTATGAATTGACTGAACAGCTCGCCAACTTCGACTTCGAGATTGACGAAGAGACTGGTGAGATCACAAACGCAGACGAACTGGAGCAGATCCAGATGGACAGGGACGAAAAACTCAAGAACTGCGTCCTCTGGTACAAGAACTGCAAGGCTGAAGCGGATGCACTCAAGGCGGAAAAGATGAACCTGCAGAAGCGCCAGCAGATAGCAGAGCGTAAGGCAGAGCGCATGAAGTCGTATCTCGACTACTGCCTCGGCGGACAGGCCTTTACGCCAAAGGACGATGTCCGGGTGCGTGTCTCATATAGGAAATCGGATCAGGTCGTTTGTGACGACATCACTAAGGTCAGCAACGAGTATCTGCGCATCAAGGAGCCGGAACTTGATAAGACCAAGATAAAGAAGGATATCAAGGCTGGTATCGA